CGTATTAGTCGTTGATCAATCCGACATCGATGCGGCAAACGCTTACGTCGGATCGATGCAGGCGAAATTCGTTATAGCTGACGAGGATATTGCTGATCCTCTGCCCTATAACATCAGACGCCTTGCAATCGTCTATGCCTGCTATACGGCGGCACTTGACGCAGTAGGCACAGATGCGACGGAAACGATGGGCGAAAACCGGCAGCGCATCGACATTTACGAGCAAAAGCGCAAAGCGTACTACGCAGAACTGACCGCGCTGTCAGGATCTATTACAGCAGCAGACTTTACCGGGACTGCCGTCGGCGGCTCCCCTAAAGTCACACTGGGGAGGTCTTGATATGAGCAGGCGCCAGGAAGTAACTGACGCGATTGCGCGCATCTTGAGCGACGAGCTGCCTGACATTCCATGGACCGTGCTCGTCAAAGGCCTTAAACGGTCTAAACAAACCGAAGGCACGATCAGCTGCGACGAGGTAACATACAGTTTTGACGCCAAAGGCAGCCGCAACGGCCGCGCGATTTACTCCGTCTGTGTAGTCGCCGCAGGTGACAGCGTCGATATTGACGACATCGCAGACCGCCTGGACGCGGTTATTTTAAAGAACCCAACGCTTGATAACTGGGCAACTACCGCCCGGATAACGCAAATACTTTTTGGAGTCTCGCAGGGTCAGCCGCAGGAGGCGGGAGTTTTCTTGGCGACCCTTGACGTGACTTACGACAGTAATTAATGGAGGTAAACAATGGCAGCACAAAGACCCATTCGCCCGGTGATCGATAAAAAACTCATGGGCCGAGAGGTGCTTGTTTTTTTAGACTTCGGCGAAGATGCAACCTATGACGATCCAGTCTGGTCTATCATAGGCGGACAGCGAACCGCAGACTTTAATAACAGTGCCGACAGTATCGACACCAGCGATAAAAATTCCAACGGCTACGGCGACAGCGAGCCGGGCATGAAAACGACCGAGATATCCATGGAGCTCATCATCAAGCCGAGCGATCCCACGATCGCACAGCTTTACGATGCCTACAATAATAATGAGGCTGTAGATATCCTGCGCTGGGTAAAAGGCGGACGAAGCACGCGAAACTGGTACTCAATCACAGAAATGAGCGAATCCGCAGCATATGACGACGCATCGATCCTCACCCTGACGCTTAGCGGCAAGGGCGAGCCGACAGTCATCGAAGATATGGCTGACCCGCGCGAATAGCGCATAATCGCAGCAGCGGGGAGATTCCTCGCTGCTTTTTAATTAAAGGAGGCAATGTAAATGCAAAAGAAAGCGAAAAATAAAGCCCAAGGCAGCCAAGTTAGACGCACTGTAGATCTCAATATTTTCGGAGAAGAACATCGGCTGAAATTTACCATAAACGCGCTGGAAATGCTGGAGGCGACTACTGACGAAAGGAACGTCAGCATTCTTGCGACTAAACCTGTATGGTCGCTTAAAGACGTTGTATCCGGAATCCACGCAGGGTTAAAGTGGCAGATACCCAAGCTGACCCGCGAGCAAGTCAAAGACGGCGTGCAGATATTGATCCGGGAAACATCAATTTACGAACTGCAAGGCCTGATCACTGCCGCGATCGGACTTTCCGGACTGGTATTCGGCGACGCTGCCAGAAGCCCGTTTGCAGAGATCCTGCCCGGTAAAAAACAGTCCGGCGATGATAGCGACGAGGGCGAAGAAAAAAAGTAATTACTTTTGCCGACTGGGTCGATCGCTGCATCTGGATCGGCTATGCGCTAAAATTCACTGCCGAGCAGATTGCGGCATTAACGCCATATGAATTATTTGCCCTGTGGGACGGCGAAAAATACCTGCGCCAAGCACGGCAGATAGATATCGCAAGCCTTATCACTATCCATTATTTAAATCATCATCGGCGCAAAGGCGCACGCGAATTGAAACTTGAGGATATATTCAGCGATGGTCGTTTCGACAAGCGCCGCAGCAAGAATGAATTTACGAAAGAAGACTGGCAGCAATACATCGATATCTTTGGATAAGGAGTTACCATGGCCGAAAAAATAGAAGTCCAGATAAATGGCGAAAGCCAAGGTTTTGATGCGGCAGCAGCCAGAGCGGCTCAGCAGGCAGCAAGACTCGAAACTGCATTAAATAACGTCGCCAGCTCGCAAAGCAAGGCGGCCAGCGCTGCAGCTCAAGCTGCAGGATCTACCGATCAGCTCGCCAACGCACAAAAAGGCGCCGCTGATGCTGCTGCCAAGGCCGCCAGGCAAAACGACAAAACAAAAGATTCGCTGGATGGAATCAGGACAGCATCGACCCTTGCCGCGGCAGCTATTGCAACAGCTACGGCAGCCATGGGGTTAGGTGCCGTTAAAGCTGCAGGAAAAATGGAACAGCTTGAGATCGCGTTTACAACAATGCTGGGCAATGCCGAGCAGGCGAAGACTATGCTAAGCGACCTGCAGGACTTTGCGCAGGTGACTCCGTTTGACCTCGAATCAGTAACAAATGGCTCGCGCAGACTTCTGGCAATGGGTTTTTCTGCTGAGCAGATCATTCCGGTCATGACCGCCGTTGGCGACGCCGCAGCGGGTCTTGGCATGCAAGCCGAGGGCATCGACCGGATAACGCTTGCCATGGGACAAATGGCCGCCAAAGGCAAAGTGTCGGCTGAAGAGATCCGGCAGCTGGCTGAAGCAGGTATCCCGGCTTGGAAGTTTATTTCCGAAAGCCTCGGTATAACCATTCCCGAGGCCATGAAACGAGCCGAACAAAGTCAGATCAGTGCAGCTCAAGGCTTGAACGCCATCGTCGCCGGTATGAACAGCAAATTCGGCGGTATGATGGAGGCACAGTCTCACACGATCGACGGCATGTGGTCTAACCTCATGGACGGTATTAGCCGCACATCGATCTCAGTCGGCAAAGATATCGTCGAGAGTTTTGATTTACATAAAAAACTAGCTAAAGCCATGGACTTTTTCGACGAGTTCCGCGAGCGCGTGGACAATTCCGGTCTTCGGTCTGCGATCATCCAGAGCGTACCGACCGAAGTCGTCGCCGCTGCGTTTGTCGCAATAGATATAGCGGTAGTGACGACCCTTATCCCGGCGATCAGTAAAGCTATAAAGGCCTTCAGGGCTTTGCGTGCGGCTATGCTGTCTACTCCAATAGGTCTTGCAGCGACGGGCGTTGCTGCAGTTGCAACGCTGGCCTATGACAAAGCCCAAGAGTACGAACTGGGCGGCCAGGAACGAGCCAACCTCCTGCAGGGAGTATTTGATGCTGAAGGCATCGAAGGCTACGAGGAGTACGTCACAAAGGCGGCAGGAGTAGTCGAGGACTGGGATAAGATAAGCAGCGACAATGATCCTTACGCCGCGATCCGCGATGCCGCGGAACATGCGCGAAAGCTGGAAGCTCCGCCTGACTTTAGCAATCTCGGTGACTATGCTGCTGATGCCGGTTCTGGCAGAAAAGGTTCTGGCCGTAAAAAACGTGATACGTCTGCGCAGGAGGCCAAGGCCTACATTGATCTGTTTGATAAAATGGTGCAAAAAGCCGAGGCGTTCAAATCCTTGTGGGACGGCATTACCGGCACGAGAAATACTATGTTTGACAATGCTGCCGAGCAGGTCAAAAAGGCAACTGAATCCTACAACGCTGCGCGCGATGCCCGGATCAAGGCTGAAGCCGAAGG